TGTTGTTCCCTCATTAGGTTTTCATCCACGGCTTTCATCTGGTTGCGGGTCTGGTCCCGATAATATTCAGTTCTTTCCTCTACCGTTTCTTCTGGTATTCGTGCAAGCATTAAACCACCTACTCCGATTACCCCTGCATTCTTACCCTCTTCAATGGTCGGATACATCTCTCCAGAATCTGGATATTCATCCGCCCTAACTGGCTCCCAACCTTCTCGCAACCTTGAGTGCATATTCGTTTTATCATCCTCACCTCTTAAATGAGTTCTGATCCAACGATGTTTGTACCCAGCTGGTGCATCAGGCATTGCCAACTTTGATGGGGGTGCCCACGGTTTTCTTCTTGCCGGGGTCTTTGCACGACTTTCATTATCTCGTGTTGTTCTTTTTTCTGCCATGTTTCTACTCCTTCACATACTTAGCATATTCTTCAAGCGGAACATTCAGACGTTTCGCAATCGCTATC